CAAGCCATATTTAATTTTATAACTCCTTTTATAACTCTTTAACAAAAAAGCGTTTATTCGATTTACATTTCTTGGATTTTAAATCCATTTTTAAGCAAACAAAAAAACCGCAAGCATGAGCCTGCGGTCTAGTGTAATCTATTTTGAAAGTTTCCTTTCTATTTATTTTTAAGATTATTTAGTAGTAATTAAGCCGTCTGGCTCTACTGTGAACTCTGGCTTATCTGCCATGCTGCCGTCTGGTTTGAGGTAGTACCAACCTGTACCATCTGCCGACTTGACAAACTGATTGGATTCCATATCTCCATCCTTAGCATCGAGATAATACCAATGTTCCTTGTACTTGACCCAACCAGTGGCCATCTTGCCATCTTCTTTGAAGTAATACCACTTGTTACTGATAAGTACCCAACCAGTGGCCATTGAGCCATTTGGTAGCAAGTAATACCAGTACCCATCTGAATGCTTGTGCCATGAATTAACCTTCATGTAGCCATTGCTATCAAAGTAATACCAGGCATTATTGATTTTCTGCCATTTATTCGTTGGATAAGAACCATCTGCGTTGACATACCACCAGCCAGTAGCATTTTTCTTCCAGCCCTCTTGATTTCCTGCGTTGTCGAGCATTTCTTGAACTGTTGAACCAAGGGATTGATAATGCTTGATTTTAGCAATCACATAGTCACGCAAGCTGTCATTGTATCCGCCGTGCAATTCAAGGGAACGAGCAGGGCATGATGTGCTAGAAAATTCATTGTGAAATTTGATGTTTGAATAGTTCGGAGTATCACCGTAATAAGTCATATCCTCTGCCATTTGGCGTAATACCATGTTTTCATTTTCAATGAACTCGGCATCTGATGCGCTTAATTGCTGGCATACTTCATAGCTAAGAGAGTTCATGTTAGCATCGTAGTTAGCAGCAGACCATGAACCATTGTATGTGTCTTCGACTCGCACAATTGCATCTCTTGTGATGTAGTAATGAGCAAAACCAAGTTCAGACTGCCCATTGTCATATCGTTCTTGGAGCCATTCGATATAGGCCTTTGCACTTTTTGAACCAGCATCATTATGTAAAACATAATACTTTGGTCGCTCAGTTGGTCGGGAGCCTGAAATCCCATTAAAAATTGTATGGTTAATGATTTCTACCATCCTTATTCCCCTTTCCAAGCGTCATTCATCTGCTTCACGGCTGACTCTACAAACATTTCAAGCTCTCTATTAGTCATAGTGACATTGTACTTTTTAAGCTCTGCAAGCATATGTACTTTAGCTTGCTCAAGCTTTTCATCACCTTTATAGCCTGTTTCAGCCGCTACCTGCTCAACTGCATGTACTGCATTTTTAGCTAAGATTTCAGCGATTTTTACAGCTTTTTCACCACCCTCTTTGACGAGGTACTCCTTGAACGTTTTAACTGCGATAGCAAGCAAAATAATTGTAATGCTTACTGCTCCGTTTGCGATAATTTCACTAATTTGTTGCATGTTTTTTTCCTTTCTATTATGGCAATTTCGTTGGCCAAGCCTCCTGCGTTGGATATACAATCAAGCCTGAGTTGATTCCTTTCAGCATTTCGCTTGTGATACTATCTTTATTGATATCATTCAAAATCAACTTCACAATTCCATATGCTTGCTCAAACTTGAATAATCCTATGCTGTCTCCGCTTTTTGAATAAGCTGGCACTAGGAAGTTCCCTGAAGGTCTAAACCCTTGAGGGATAACACTTTCTCTTGCGTCAAATTGTTTAGTTGGAATAAATCTAATTACTACATTTTCACCGCCTTGATAAAAATCACGGGCTTGACCATTTTTGAGTGAATCCAATGATACTGTTAAATCACTGATAGAAGCACTTACAAAGTAGTTTTCCCGTCCGAATCTAATTCTATTCCCTGTTGATAAATTAATATTGACACCCATACTTCCATACAAGACTTTCCAACCTGTATTTTTGCCTGGATTTCGTTCTTTGTAATAGTAGTAATCTCCTAAAGAGACACTTCTATTTATATAAGTGTCTCCTGGATTGGCTACTACTTTACCTTCAGGAGTGCCTTCGCCAGATAAAGTTGTATAGGTATTTTGCTGAATCGGTAGCGTTACCCTGTTACCCCCGACGATACCGAGGATATTTCCAGTTAGAGTTAATTGTGGACTTGGCTTTTGGTTCAGCACCTTCACATCACGGCCGACTGCTTGAGCGAATTCCTCAAAATTGCTCATAGCAATCACGCTTTCGCTGCATTATACGTTGCGACCAGGTCAAGGTTGGCAAATTCGTCAATACGACGGCCAAGGTCAGCCAGTTTTTGAACAACTGCGCCTTCAGTATCGCCACTCATGCCTGCGATCATCGTAGCAATCTCTTTAAGCGTGTCAAGATTTTCAGGCACTCCATCGCCTAAAATCTCAGCTTTCACTGCGGTTTTAGCCTGCTCAATCAGTTGTGTGACTGTCGCATTGTCAATCTTCCCGTTAAGCAGTTGTTTCAATTCTTTGATGTCAACCCCGACTGCTTGTGCGAATGCCGTTAATTTTGTTGTGTCCATATTTCTACACCTTTCCTAAATTATAATAGAATAATAAGTCCGGAATTTCCGGACTCACTGTACCATCACTACCTACAGTTCTTTCTGCAAGTTGTTTTTTTACTTCTTCTGCGATATCCAGCTCTTTTAGAGCATGGACTTCCTCTGTGACCAATTCTTTATCTGAAGCCACTATCTTGATGTGGGTTTCTTTGTCACTTGGGAAAATATACCCACCAACGCTAATCTCTAAGCGGTATTTCCCAATTGGCAAGATAGTGTCCAGATTAAAATTCACGACTGAGTTCGTGACAGCTACCTTCTTCTTCCATTGGTACTTGCCCATAGTTAGACTAACGACCGCCACCTCCCCATCAAGAGAGGGGACGGCTCGATAATCTTCGTCCAAAAGGACAAATCCAAAGGTAGAAGCCACATCACCTTGTTTGATAAGGTAACCACCATCAACCTGTGCGAGATTGGTCGTATTGAGATTACAGACCATTCTGCGCCCCTTTCTTAAGTTTTGTTTTGAATTAGCGTTTTCAACTCTCTGACATCTTCACCTAGCGATTTAACTTGTTCTGCAAGTACCAAGATAGCCTTGTTTTGTTCATCATGGTTATCTAGTCGTTTGTTTGCAGATTCTTTAAATTCACGTAGGTTCTCAATGTCTTTTTCCATCGCGGTAATGCGATTCTCCTGTTTTGTGGCTCTGTCTTTCATGGAGAAATACAAGATAATAACAGGAATCATAGAGATTACGAAACGAATAACGAGGTGTTCAAATTCCGCCATAGGCACCTCCATTATTGGTTAGATATAACTGTTGTAGCAGACGGTTCTGCAGTTGTAGGTGCGGCGGTAGCTGTCGTAGAAACTGCAGCTGCTGGTGCAACATTCGTAGGCTCATTTTGTTCTTTAGGCTCGTACTTCCATGCTGCGCCATATCCATCACGTTCAAGACGTCCATCACGAATAAAGTCGCTTGCAGGCTCTCCATTATAAGTAAATTCACGGTTAAGTTGTACCAGAACCCTCTTACCTTCACCATCTACCTCAACATGTGCTGGGTCTTCAATGGTAATCAAGTCACCTGGCATATAGTGTTTACCTACTTCAGCTGATTGAATTAAATCAACTAAAACTTTATAAGCTGTTCCGTACTGAAGCAATTTTTCTGTTATCAACGTTAAAACTAATGCGTAGCTAACCTTACCGTAGTGGTCGCTTTCAGTCTTGTTCTGTTGAACTGCTTGGTCTGTAGCCGTCTGCTTAACTTCGACTTGTGCCAATTTCTGCTCAGCTTCTTGCTGTTTAACGCGGGTTTCTTCTAACTTAGCCTGAGCCTGTACAAGAGCGCTCGTTGGGTCAAGCTCCGTTCTAATGAAGTCCAAAACTGCTTGAATCAGCACTTCTTCATTATCATTCGTGCGATTACCTGGTAATTCCACACGCTCATAGCTGTAGCGACCAGTCTCTTCTTTCTCAATTGTTACGATAGTGGCATTCTTTTCCCCTTTTAAAATTGGGCTTCCTGTTAATTTGTAAGTCATTAGTTACTTCCTTTCATTTTAGCTTGTGTTTCTTCGAACAGTTCTTTAAGCGCTGGTTCATATTCCAGTACGGCTTTAAAAGCCTGCAATTCGGCCAAGGTTAGCGTATAGCGTGCCTCTAAATGCGCACGATTCAATTCACCTTCAGCCAAGCGGTTGGCTAGTGACTCAGCGACTAGCTTGTCGATTGTGTAATTATCCATGTAGTTTCTCCATTTCTTTTATTTTCTGGTCTAGTTCTTGGATTGCTTTCAGCAAGTAGGGGACAAATTTTGAATAGTTGATAGACAGATAAGATGTTACTTCATCTGTTTCAACTGCATGAGGGACTACTTCCTGTACTTCCTGCGCAATTAAACCAACCTCTTCATGTTTCTGGCTCGCGATAAAATCAAAAGAGACCATGTTCAACGCTTGGATTTTATCCAAAGCATTAACCGGACTCTCTTTAATATTTTCTTTCAAGCGCCTATCTGAACTCGAAGTGATACCAGCTTTTTCACGAAACAGCCCAGAAGTAAGTTGGTTCCACCAAACGGTTCTATTTCTACCTCCAGCTGGGTTGCCACCTTCTCCATAAATATCTTTATTCCCCATTTCAATTCCATTTTTGAAAAAAGGAGATTTTTCAAAATGCACATTGCCATAAAAGTTAGCATTTGATGTTTGGGAAAAATCCGTTTTACCGTGAAAGTCTGCTCCGTTTCTGCAATACATATTCCCTGATGTTGTTACATACCAAGCATTAGGCCCAGGTCTATCCCAACTATAGCCCCAGTTAGCCCAAAAAGCAGTATTTTCACCATTGTAACTACCACCTTCACCATTTCCCATACCAACTGAGAATTGGTTGATACCAGAAATCCAGCGACCTCTTCCTTGGTCAAAACGACCAATGGTGAAACCTCCAATTTCACCTCCAGAATGTCCTTCAAAGAGTCCATATACATCAGGAACGTCGGCCCAATCCGAGAGCTACGCATAGACGATATCCGTCCGCTGACCGTATTGATCGGAGCCTCGGCAACAGGCAAGAGCACCCTAATGAAAGTTCTTGCCCTGATGCGCTATATCTACAAGATGGAGAATATCCGCTCCTATCTACTTAACTCGGCGATTAGTCGTTCTCCATTCAACTTAGGATTCAAGAACCTCCTAAAGGATGGTCTAAAGACTGTTATTTCGAAAAACTCGGAGATTGAGTATATAGCTTACCATAGCGGGGCACACTACACTATCAGATATAAGGGGGGGAAGCTTCAAAACAAGTTCCGTATTGAGAACAAGCATTTACGCTTCTTTAAGGAGGCCTATGTGGTTGAGGAGCGTGGTGCGATGCCTTCATTTTTATCTAGATCTGCCAGGCTGAATGATCTTGGCTTTTATTTTAACCAGACTTTTGATGACTTTCAGGCATCTCTTCAAGACAGAGATCGCTTAGAACTAAATCATTTAGGCTTCGCGGTTATCAAAAGGAGAACAAAGGATGGTCGAATACGCTATTTCGTCTTTAGCACTTCGGATAAAGAAGATCCAGGGGTTGAGCTCAAATATGCATCATCTGGTATCCAAACCTCAGCCCCCGTTGTCTCCTTAATCAAGTACTTTACTCAAGACTTCTCTTTTGATAAGGCATTCCGCAGATCCATCCTATCTTATCTTTATGATAGCGATAATCTCATGAGCTTTCGCCCTACCTGGGAGCTTAAAGAGCTGCCACGGCATGTGCATCTCTATATTGAAGAGCCCGAGCTTAATCTCTTCCCTACGGCACAGTGTGCTCTCCTTAACTTAGCGGTTGAAGAAGCATTTGTTAACAAGAAAGAAGACAGAGAACTCTCCTTGATGATCGCTACGCACAGCCCCTACATAGCCAACTACATCAATGTGCTACTGCGTAAGAGTCGATTAGGTGAGAT